GAGGACGACCCTTGGACTATAGCTCCAGCACAGCAAGCACAGACTTTAGAGAGTGCGGTAGAGATGGTGAAATCAGGACTTGGTGGCACAATGCCGGACGAGAGCTGTATTCATGGGGCAAGAGTCTGGAAAACTGGAACGAGTAGAACTAACAACAAGCCTTGGGGTCACTGGAAGTGCATGTCTCAAATACTTGGAGATGCTGAGCGTTGCGACCCAATTTGGTATGAGATAGATAAAGAGACCGGACAGTGGAAGCCACAGGTAAAACACTAATGGGACACATACAGTTCTTGAACCAAGATGGTGACTGGGAAGAATTCCCTAATGAAGAACAGCGAGCTAATCTGATAGCCAATGCCCAGTTACTAGAAGAGCTGGGTTACAAGCTTATTTGCCAGCTATGCAATAAGTTTCCGACAAGAACACAGATGGCTGATAGGTACTTAAAGCATGAGTGGACTTGCGAAGAATGTAGCACAATTAACTCTGCTGGACGTGCGTGACACGACACAGAAAAGACCGAGGCTTTCGTACTGAGCGAGTGGTTGCAGCCTATCTCTCGCAATGGTGGAGAAACGCAAGCGTTGGTCGAGGTGCTGGAAAGGATTGCTTCAATGTCCCGTTCGATGTTGAGGTCAAAGCGAGGAGTTCTTTCCAACCCTTAGAGTGGTTGCGCCAAGTCACCAAGAGAGCGGCGGCTCATCGGGAACTGCCTTTCGTGGTGTGTCGTATGAATGGACAGGGTGAAGATGCTTCCGAGTATCTTGCTTTTATGCGATTTGGTGATTTGGTGCAATTACTTCTAGCGGCAGGTTACGGAGATATTCAGCAGGATTCTGTACAATTAGAACCAGAGAGATGCAACCAGTGCGGCTCATGGAAACTAAAGGATGTCCCATGCAGGACGTGTTCTAATGCCAATATATGAGTTTGAATGTGATAACGAGTTATGCGAGGCAAATGCCAGATATGACAAGGAGTTAAGTATCAATGAACCACATGACGTTGATTGCCCGTTTTGCGGCTCTACTATGCGCAAGATTTACAGTTCTGTTCCCGTTCACTTTAATGGAAAAGGATTTTACAGCACAGATTCAAGATAGAAACGCCGGGCTGACCAGCACTTTTAAAAATGTGCTTTGTCCTTCTGGTACTCTACAGGCTAGAGCCCTTAAGGGGCTCACAGAGGGCCGCCGACGCGTAGCCCTCGGGGTAGCCGCCGCTATTGGGATAGCTCTATCTATACCTATGGCAGATGCAGATAGTGGCTCAATAGATGCCATTCATACACTTAAAGAATTAGCTGATATACAACTTACTGAAAAGCAAGAAGCATGTCATAACTACATTGTTTATAGAGAATCATCATGGAGAGCTGATGCTCGTAATGGCTCACATCATGGCTACTACCAAGGTAGAACTACATACCTCATAGGTAAGCCTGATGATGTGCAATTCTATTGGTATTGGACTTATGTATCATCTAGGTATGGAGTAACAGAGTATGATGAGCCTAATATGTGTAAGGCTGCATTACATCTAAAGACTAGGAATTGGCAATGAGTACAAAGCGCAATGACCCTAGACTGAGCAGGAAGTATAAAGAGGTAAGACTGCGCAAGCTGGCAGAAGACCAATGGACTTGCTTCTACTGTGGGTATGAAGGCAAGGACATGACGATTGACCACATTATCCCAGTGAGTAAGTCACCTGAGTTAGCCATAGACATAAGTAATATGGTGTCATGTTGTAAGCCATGCAACTCACGCAAGGGTTCACGCTCACAAGGCGTTTTTTTAGACACCATGCGTACCCCCCCTGATTTTTCTGCCTTCCTCTCTCCGATGCAGTCGAAATTGCACCAAGACAGTCCATTCACAGCTCGACCAGTGCAGAATTAACCCGATGCCAGCCAAGCGCACCAAACCGCTACGAGGGGCAACGAAACCAAGGCTTCATTCAATACCTTTGAAGGGCTCAGATAAACTCCAAGATGTAAAAGACCTTTGTGAAATAATCTCGATGCCGCTTTTGCCTTGGCAGGAGCATGTACTTTCTGACATGTTGAAAATTGACAGAACCGGAGCGTGGGTTCGTAAGACAAACCTGCTGCTCATCGCTAGACAGAACGGCAAGACTCATTTGGCGCGTATGCTGATATTGGCACACCTGCTTAAGTGGGATAGCAAGAACATCCTCATCATGTCCTCGAACCGCTCAATGGCTCTGGACACCTTCCGACAAGTAGCACAAGTATTGGAGAGTAATGACCACCTCAAGGGATTCGTCAAACAGATTCGCTACGCAAACGGAACTGAATCTATTGAGATGCTGGACGGAAGAAGGCTTGATGTTGTTGCGGCAACTAGAGATGGCTCTCGCGGAAGAACAGCAGATTTTCTCTTTATCGACGAACTCCGGGAAATTAACGAAGAGGGATACAGAGCGGCTATTCCTACAACTAGAGCGCGTCCAAATTCTCAGACGCTTCTTACCTCTAATGCAGGAGACGCTTTCTCGGTAGTTCTTAATGGAATGAGAGAAAGGGCGCTAGAAAACCCACCTAAGTCATTTGGCTTCTATGAGTACTCAGCTCCCCAATATTGCAAGATTACTGACCGCCAAGGATGGGCTCAAGCAAACCCGGCACTTGGCTTTACCATAACGGAGGAAGCTCTTGAAGAAGCTGTGGCAACAAGCCCGATTGAAAATACTAGAACTGAGTTGCTATGCCAATGGATTGATTCTCTCTCGTCTCCTTGGCCTCATGGAGTCCTCGAAGATACGTCGGATGCTTCCCTCACCATACCGCCGGGTGGTTATACTGTTTTTGCTTTTGATGTGTCACCATCTCGTCGTAATGCGTCTCTGGTTGCTGGGCAGATACTCGCGGATGGTCGTATCGGAGTTGGGATATTACAAACATGGGAAAGTCTGGTCTCTGTTGATGACCTTAAAATCGCTGCGGATATCAAAGGCTGGGCGGATAACTACAGACCTCGGCAGATATGCTTCGACAAGTACACAAGCCAATCAATCGCAGACCGATTGACTAATGCTGGTCAAATGACGATGGATATATCTGGAGCTGCATTTTATCAGGCTTGCGGCGACTTGCTGGATGCGTTGGTCAATCATCGAGTAGTTCATTCAGGGCAAGAGAACTGGGTGCAACAGATGAATAACTGCGCAGCTAAGACCAACGATAGTAGTTGGAGAATTGTAAAACGCAAGAGCGCCGGCGATGTATCGGGCGCAATCTCTACTGCTATGGTGGTGCATCAATTAACGAAACCACAACAGGTAGCGGCTATCTACTCAGAATAACCTACATCTAGTGTATAATTGCACCCTATGGGTCTCTTTTCGCGTAAGCCACAAATTTTAGAAGCGCAAGCTGCACCGCAGGTAATGGGTGAGAACCTTCCTTCACTTTACAGCTCCCTAACGCTTCGCACTTCTCGCAAAGATGCTATGAGCGTCCCTTCGGTAGCAAGAGCCCGTAACCTAATCTGTGGAACAGTTGCTTCTATCCCTCTTGAGTATTACAGCAAGAAAACTGGCGAGAAGATTGCATCGCCTCGATGGGTTAATCAACTAGCAAAGAACCAACCATCATTCATCACAATCTGCTGGATTGTTGACAGCCTCCTTATGTATGGCGTCTCATATCTCAGGGTTACTGAGCGGTATCAAGAGGATAATCGCCCAGCAGCCTTTGAATGGATTGCTAACTCACGTGTCACATTTACAACAGACCTCGAAGGCATCATGATTACTCAGTACTACGTTGATGCTGCACCTATCTCAATGAATGACATTGTTACAATTCAGGGATTCGATGAGGGTGTACTCGAACGCGCTGGCCGCACTATCCAGTCAGCGATTGACATCAACAAAGCGGCTGCAATCTCATCTGCAACTCCAATGTCTAGCGGTATACTTAAAAATACAGGAGCAGACCTGCCACCTCAAGAAGTCTCTGGACTTCTAGCAGCTTGGAAGCGCAGCCGCAATAACAACAGTACCGCGTACTTGACCTCAACTCTTGAATTCCAATCTACACAGTTCTCACCCAAAGACATGATGTACAACGAAGCAATTCAAAACCTTTCAACTGAAATTGCTCGCGCTATGAACGTGCCAGCGTATTATTTATCGGCAGACCAGAACACGACAATGACATACGCCAACGTCCAAGATGAGCGTAAACAATTTTTTGCTCTAAGCATCGAGCCCTACGTTCAGGCAATTCAGGCGCGTCTATCAATGGACGACATATCAACAGCCGGCCATGAGGTTCGTTTTGCAGTTGCAGACACATTCCTAAAGCAAGACCCAATGGCTGAGCTTGCAGTAATTGAAAAGATGCTAAGCCTTGGACTGGTTACAACTGAACAAGCTATGGCAATGACAGATTTGACTCCAAACGGAAGCGAAGGAATCTAATGAAAGAACTAATTATCGAAGCAGCCTCAATCGAGTGCAGCGAAGAACGCCGCGAGATTAGCGGCAAGATTGTTCCAATGGGTACAGGCGAAGTTGGTAACACCAACATGGGCGGCGTTGTATTCGAAACGGGCGCTATCGATGTTTCTGACATTTCAAAGATTAAGTTGCTATCACAGCACGATATGAAGAAGCCTGTAGGACGCATGACAGCAGCAGAGGTTCGCCCAGATGGAATTTATGCAACTTTTAAGCTCTCACGTTCAACAGGCGGCAACGACGCACTTATCCAAGCTCAAGAAGGCTTAGTATCAGGGCTTTCTGTGGGCGCAGAGATTATTGCATCGAAGCCTTCACGCGATGGACACATTGTTGTCACAGCCGCAAAACTAAAAGAAGTTTCTCTCGTCACAGAGCCAGCCTTTAAGTCTGCTCAGGTGCTAGAGATTGCAGCAGAGGAAGTTATCCCTGCTGAAACAACCCAACCAGAAAGCGAGCCCGAAAAAGTGGAAGAAACCACAACTCCGGTAGAAGCTCCAGCAGTTGAAGCAGCGGCAGTAGAAGCGGCTCGCCCAACAGTTGCAGCATCACACTACACAAAAGAGCGCACAGCTCCAATTACATCAGCGCAGTACCTAGAAGCAAACATCAAGGCAGCACTTGGAGACGATGAAGCTCGCCGCACAGTTCGCGCAGCAGATGATTCCAGCACAACCAATACTGGTCTCACATTGCCACAGCACCTTAACACATTCATCACTGATACATTTACAGGTCGCCCAGCGTTTAACGCTTCGACTCGTGGTGCATTAGTTGATTCTGGACTTTCATTTACTGTACCTCGCATGTACACCAACGCTTCAGCTTCAGCTAATACTGCACCAACAGTTGCAGATACAGACGAAGGCGTTGCACCATCTGAAACAGGCATGACATCTGCTTATGACACAGTAACTATTAACAAGTTCTCTGGTCTACAGCGCATCTCATTCGAGTTGATTGACCGCTCATCACCTGCGTTCATGGAACTCGTAATGGCAGAACTTCGCAAGGCATACGAGAAGGCAACAGATACAGCCCTCATCGCTGCTTTGACAGCAAACGGAAAGCAAGATGATGGTCGCGCATTATCATCATCAGCTCTTCAATCATTCATCTCTGTAAACGCTGCAAAGATTTACGGCAACACAGGCGGAGACTACGCATCTGCACTCGTGGCATCACCTTCACAATGGGGTCAGATTATGTCTTACGCTGACACCACAGGTCGCGCACTTTACAATGCAGCATCACCAATGAACACATCAGGTTCAGCTCGCCCAACTTCAGTTGTCGGTGACGTACTTGGTACAAACCTCATTGTTGACCACAATATTACAACAGGTACAGGCGATAACTCGATGTTCCTTGTTGCACCTTCATCTGTTTACACATGGGAATCACCAACAACCCAGCTTCGCGTAAACGTCCTTACATCTGGTGAGGTTGAAATCAACCTTTACGGATACCTAGCAATTTACGTTGCTAAAGATGGTGGCGGAGTTTACCGCTACAACTTCCAAGCCTAATCAGCTTGAACTAAGTCGCTAGAGGGGGCTGCCAGAGCCCTTGCAGCTCCCTCTAGTCTTTAGAAAGGACAATAATGAGCATCACCACAGTTGCAGAACTTAAAGCAGCACTTGGCGTTGGCACTCTGTATTCAGACGCAACGATTCAATCTGTTTGCGATGCCGCTGACGATGTTTTATTGCCTTTTCTATGGACTAACACGACTCCTGCAATTGCACACAGCAATGTCGGAACAACAGGAACTCTTTACTTTAATGACTATGTTCAAGACGTATTCTATGTAGGACAGTCAGTTGCAATTACTAAATCTGGCACTAAGTTTAATGGCACAAAGACAATCACCGGAGTTGGTGAGAAAAGCATTAACGTAACAACCAACCACACTACCGATAACGCTTATCACCCAATCAATCCTTATGGTCAGGTTGCAGCAGATACTTACGTTGATTACACAACTATTTCAGCAGTTCAAGAAGCCAGTCTTATGATTTGCGTGTCTATCTGGACATCTCGCCAAACCAACTCAGGGAACGGCATGAACCCAGACGGCTCTATTGGTAGCATGTACGCTATGTCTTCACAGCTAATGGCTCGAGTTCGTGGTTTGCTTTCACCATACCTAAGCCCTAACTCGATGGTGGGCTGATGCCAGCAATAACTACACTACGCAGTTCTATTGCGGCAGCATTAACTGACAACACAAAGTACAGCGTGTATTCATTTCCACCTGCTACACCCGTAGCCAACAGCCTAATTTTGACTCCGGCAGACCCTTACATTACTCCTACCAATAATGACCGCACATCAGTAGCTCCTTTAGCTAATTTTCGTTTGCAGATTCTTGTGCCGCTTTTGGACAATGCTGGGAATCTTGCCGGCATGGAAGATGACATAGTAAGAGTCTTTCAATTACTTGATGCTTCAAGCATCGTGTTTAACGTAGGAAGCGTCAGCGCACCAAGCGTGATGTCAATCGCTTCTGGAGATTTACTGACTTGCGACATTGCAATCAGTACCCTAACGGAATGGAGCTAATCGTGACCGATTTGGCACAGTGGGAAAAAGAGAACGAAGCCTTCCTGATTAAAATCGGTCAGGTAGCGCCAGCAGCACCAAAACCAACAACTAAGAAGGACGAGGAATAACCAAATGGCAGTATATCTAAGCAATGGAGTAGTTCTAACTGTTAATGCGGTAGACCTCTCAACTCTAGTATCGTCTGTAACAATCAACCGCTCATTCGATGAGCTTGAAGTTACAGCAATGGGAGATTCAGGCCACAAGTTCGTCAAGGGTCTAGAAGCATCTTCTATTACAATCGACTTCTTTAATGATGAAGCGACTTCAAAGACACTTCAAACATTAAACTCAACTTGGGGTACAAACACCACAGTTACAGTCAAGCAGACATCAGCCGCAACATCAGCGACTAACCCTCTTTACACAATGACATGCCTCGTAAATAACATCACACCTATTAACGGCGCTGTTGGAGATATCTCAACACAGTCAGTAACTTGGAACGTATCCGGTACAATCGTAGTCACAACCGCATAACAACTAACTAAGGGGCTAACAATGGCAAAACTCAAAGTAACAAGGGCTGATGGACAAGTGCAAGAGTTTGAGATAACTCCTGTGCTTGAATATAGCTTTGAACAATACGCCAAGAAGGGCTTTCACAAGGCTCTTATAGAAGACCAGAAGCAGTCAGATGTTTACTGGTTATGTTGGGAAGCAATTAGACGTTCAGGTGAAACAGTCAAGCCTTTTGGGGAATCATTCCTTGAGACTCTCAAGTCAGTTGAGGTCTTAGAATCTGACCCTTTAGTCTAAGGGTGGATAGGAACTCCATCACCTATCTCGCAGCTCGCTTGAGTTACGAGTATGGAGTTCCCTTCCAAACCATTGTCGAACTACCGGCAGTGGCGTTCAAGGCACATGTAGAAGTCCTCAAGGACTTAGCGAAGGAGCGAGACGATGCCAGCAGAAGTAAGCGGCGCTCTTGAACTTCGCAAAGCCATGAAGGAATACACTCCTAATTTTGCCAAGGATGTTCAGAAGGAAATCTCAGGACACCTGCGCTCACTGACAAACAGGGCGCGTGGCTTTGTGCCATCTGAGTCACCGCTAAGTGGTTGGGGCAATGAAGTTGGCGACTGGGAATACCGAGCCTTTAACTCTGCAACTATTCGGCGCGGCATTACTTACAGCGCAGCGCCTTCTAAACCAAACAAGCGAGGCTTTAGAACTCTAGCTGCTATCTATAACAAGTCAGCAGCCGGCGCAATCTACGAGACAGCAGGGCGCAAAAATCCTCAAGGGCAGCCAGCAGCAAGACGTGTAACTGCTTACCGCAATGGTCAGTACGTTCCTGCTTGGGAGTCAGGCAAGGACATCTCAAACAGCGCTAACCCTAGAGCTGGAAAGCAGTTTATTGATGCTTTGCCACCGCTAATTGATTCACAGCGCAGCAACTCAGCAGGACGCAGAACTCGTAAAACAAAGGGGCGCTTACTCTTTAGGGCTTGGGCTGACGATAACGGCAAGACCACAGCAGCAGTAATGAAAGCCTTTAACAAGGCAAACATGAGAATTATAGAAGTCAAGCAAGCCGGCGGCGGCAGACTATTTAAGTCAAGGGGTGCATGATGGCGCAGCAGACAGATTTAGCAGTACGCATTGCAACCATCTTTGATGCAGCAGGACTTAACAAAGCTGACAAGGCAGTTAACAAACTTCAAAAGAGTACCTCAAAACTAGGGCGCGCTTTAGGTATATCTCTTAGCACAGTAGCCATTACAGCTTTTGGCAGAGCAGCAGTGCGAGCATTTAACGAGGATGCAAAGTCAGCAGCAAGGCTTACAAACGTAGTCAGGAATCTAGGACTATCTTTTGAACAAACAAACATAGACGGCTTTATTGCCGGGCTTGAGAAGTCTGCCTCGATTGCCGATGACGTTTTAAGGCCGGCCTTCCAGAGTTTGCTGACCACGACAGGCTCAGTTACGGAAGCACAGAAGTTACTTACAACTGCCATAGAAGCCTCAAGAGGTTCAGGTTACGACTTGACCACAGTTGCGGCAGATTTATCACGCGCATATGTAGGTAACACAAGAGGACTTCAAAAGTACTACCTAGGACTAACAAAAGCTCAACTGGCCTCTATGTCCTTTAACGAGATTCAAGAGAAGATTAACAAGACTTTTGAAGGCGCTAACGTAGCATACCTCAACACAGCAGCAGGAAAGATGGAAGCAATATCTATTGCTACAGGTAATTTTGCTGAAATTGTAGGCGGTGGATTAGTTGATGCGCTTATTAGGTCAAGCGGTTCTAGCGGCGTAGAAGGCTTAGTTGGAAAGATTGACAAACTTGCTCAATCTACAGTCAATGCAATCGAGGAGTTTGAGAAGTTTGCTTTTATTACTCGCTACATTTTTAACCCTAAGAATTTTGATTTATTTGGCGGCGGAGAAAAGTTTACTAGAGACCTTAATGCCTTTGTAGCCAGTCAGCAGATGGCAGGAGCAGCGCCATTTGACCCTAAAAACAATTCAGTTTCAGGTTATAAGGCATCAGAAAAAGCGGCAAAAGATGCAAAGAAGCTGGCAGAACAACAGGCCAAGCTTCTCAAACTGTCAATAACTAATCAAAAAAAACTTACAGAAGAACAAAAGAAACAGGCAGCACTTAAGAAGGCTGGTTCAATCTTTGACTTAGAGCAGGTTCAACTTATAGCTGCTCTCAAGGGTAAGTTATCTGACGAAGACCGCAAGCGCGTAGAACTACAGTTTGCCCTACTAACCGGTAACACAAAGCAAGTACAAACGCTTACATACGAGATTGCAAGAGCCCAGGGCTTAAGCGAAGATTTAGCAAAGCATCTTGCAGACCTTCCTCCTGCCAAGAACCCTTTTGCGGCATGGGATGCTTACCTCGACAAGATTTTAGAAAAAGCACAAAGGGCCGCGAACACCACAAGCACAACTAATACTGCTGTCGCTGTGTCTACTATTGTAAACAAGTCTAATGTCAGTGACCCGTCACTAGCAGAGTATGGACAAAGCCTAGTTAAGAACAATGTCTTTGACAGACCAACTACAGTTCCTTCTATGCCAGCAACGAATGTAGCTAAACTGCCATCAACGGGCAATCTTTCACAGTTTGGTGCTGGGCCTTATCTGTTCCCTTCTAGCTCACAAAGCAACATCGTTGTTCAAATTGATGGCAAGGCAGTAGCTTCAGCGCTTCAGGACTCATCGCTATCAGGCATTGGCTCATCAGTTAACAGAACTGGGCGCTAACTATGGCGCTGCCAGCAGACATCTCGGTATCGTTTGACTTCTCGTCCGGCGCTCAGTTTGGATTTCCTTTTACGATTGGCGATGCCAAGAACGGAATCCTAGGAGTTAGTCAGCTCGCTGCTTCTACAGTTGCGACACCTATCGTTGACCTTACTCCCATTGTTCGCAGCATTACTATTGACAACGGACGCAATGTTCAATCTGACACCTACCAAGCCGGCACAGCGGTAATCCGCGTCTATGACAATGATGGCTCTTGGAATCCTCAAAACACTTCTTCTATCTATTATCCTTACCTTGTACCGCTGCGCAAGATTCGTGTATCAGCTACAACAGCGACAGCCCAGGAGTTTTTGTTCTCAGGATATACAACTGAGTACAGATATTTTTACGACCAAGCTGAAAACGTAGGATACGTTGATATCTACGCGGCTGATGCGTTTCGTTTGTTCAACTTGGCTCAGGTTACAACTGTTACAGATTCAGGTGCAGGACAGGCAACAGGCACACGCATAGGGAAGATTCTTGACCAAGTAGAATTCCCAGCAAGCATGAGAACCATCTCGACAGGACAATCTCTATGTCAAACAGACCCCGGAACATTAAGAACTTCTCTGGAAGCAATCAAGAACGCAGAATTCTCAGAGCAGGGTGCGTTCTACATGGACGGCGCTGGCACAGCAATTTTTAAGAGCCGCAACCAAGTGGCTTCCTCTAT